TCAATGACGTTTGCGGAGCCGATCGGAGCCGATCCTGATGATCCGACACTGAAAAGGATACTGCTCAATATAGAAGTGGATTTTCTGTCGATTGAATAGGAGAAGAAAAAATGGGAATGAAATACACAAAGGTTGCCTCTGATGCGTTCGAAAAATTAACGCTTAACGCAGGCATCATCTGCAGGACGTTTGCCCCGGAGACAGGCACGGTGACTGACATCATCGCAGCCACAACGGGCGGCCTGACATTTGCCGAAAATCCCACATATACGGATTTCGGTGAAGATGTGGACAACGTTCCTGCAAACACAAAGCAGATGCTCCGCATCACCGCATATGACCCGGTCATCAGTGGCACACAGCTGACTTTGGATTCGGCGACGATCGCGGAGCTGATCGGAGGAGCGGACGTGGGAACAGCAAGCGCGGCGGGAGTTACGACTATCTCTCCAAGGGCTGTTCTGAAAGAAGAGGATTTTAAAGATCTGTGGTTCATCGTTGACTATTCCGATGTAAACACAGGAGCGACTGCAGGATTTGTGGCGATTCATCTTATGAATTCGCTCAACAGGGCAGGATTCCAGCTGCAGACCGGAAAGAACGCAAAAGGACAGTCCACGTTCGAATATCACGGTCACTATGACATAACAGATGAAGATCAGACCCCGCCTTTTGAGGTCTACATCAAAAAGGGTACAGAATAATAAGGAGATACCAATATGACAAAAAATCTGGCGAACTGCAAACCGAGCGAATTTCTTAGGCAGACGAACAGGATCAGGCACTACGTCCAGAAGTGGATGGACATCACGGATATTCCCAATATTCGAAAGAAACTGCCGATCATTCCCGACGATGTCACAGACGAAGAGAGAAAAAGGCTGTTGAGAGAACAGTCCATGAAGAATCTGAATGAAATGCTCGATGCGGCGATGGAAGAACACCCAGAAGAAACGATGGGAGTTCTGGCACTGGCCTGTTTCATCCCGGCTGAAGAAGCGGATGAACATCCGATGGATTTCTATTTCGAATCCATTTCCCAGATCATGGAAAGCGAAGGCGCGATCCGTTTTTTTATTTCGTTGGTGAGTTTGGCGCAAAAGAGTGGGACGTAACAGGTATCAACCCAGAAATGGTAGACCTGATGGGGAAGGGGTATGTAGTGGATTACTGCATATCCCTTTTGCGTAAGAAGCAAGAAGAAAGACGTTTCCAGTCATATATAGCGGACGCTTTGATGCTGATAAATAACAATATCTATCAGATGGCGGGTGGCGGCAAAATGATCACTCAGCGATATGCGGATTACTTCGTAGAGCGAAAAGAAGACAAGCGGTCTGCAAAAGAGATCGTACAAGACACGATGAAGAAAGCGGGTCTGAGATTCGCAGAGGTGATTGATGAGTGAGATGTTTAACCTGGTCGCGAAACTCACACTGGACACAAGCGACTTTGATAAAAAGACAGACGATGCCAAACAGCAAGCGGGAATGTTTGCGGACGTTCTCAAGGCTAATCTGGTAGGCGATGCCATCAAAGCCGCGTTTGATGGTCTGAAGCAACTCGGCGGCGCAGTTGTGGACTTTACCAAAAGCGCGGTAGATGGTTATGCGCAGTATGAGCAGTTATCTGGAGGTATATCCAAACTGTTTGGCACTGCGGGACAGAGCATAGACGAATATGCGGCTTCGCAAGGGAAAAGCGTAGACGAAGTCAGAGAAAGCTACGAGGCTCTGCAAAAAGCGCAGAATGATGTATTCCAGAACGCAAAAGACGCATACAAGACTGCGGGAGTATCTGCGAATGAGTACATGGAACAGGTCTCCAGTTTTTCAGCGGCTCTGGTAAATTCGCTCGGTGGCGATACTGTCGCGGCGGCTGATAAAGCTGATGTGGCGATGCGTGCGATCTCCGATAACGTCAACACATTTGGTACGGACATCGGATCTGTGCAGACGGCATTCCAGGGTTTCGCAAAGCAAAATTACACCATGCTCGACAATCTCAAGTTGGGTTATGGCGGGACGAAGTCTGAGATGGAAAGGCTCATCGAAGACGCGAATGAATACGGCGAGTCAATCGGAATGGCGGGTGATCTGTCCATTGACAGTTTCGCGGATATCGTCACTGCTATTGATCTTGTTCAACAGAAGCAAGGCATAGCGGGTACAACAGCCAGAGAATCCGCATCCACCATTGAAGGCTCTGTTAACGCTACGAAAGCGGCATGGGAAAATCTTGTCGCGGGAATCGCAAACCCGGATGCGGATCTGGGGGAACTGATCGGAAACGTGGCTGAGTCTGCGGGAACCGCATTTGACAATATTGTTCCTGTAGTGGTGCGTGCGCTTGATGGAATCGGAAAGGCTGTTCAGAAGACAGCACCGATGATCGTTCAGAAGATTCCAGAAGTGATTGGGCAAGTGGGTCCCGCAGTAGGGGAAGCCGCTTTATCTTTGATCACAACCTTTGCGGATGCGATCTACGAAAACTTGCCACAGTTGTTCGAAATGGGAATGGAATTCTTGTCGAACATCACAGACGGAATCAGAGATAGCGTCCCCACATTTCTTGAGTCTGCTCTGCCGATGATTGAGCAGTTTTCAGAGATGTTCAGAGAGGGAGCGGGTCAGCTTGTAGATGTAGGAATTGATTTTATCCTAAATCTTGTCCAGGGAATCATGGATTCACTCCCTATGCTGATTGAGCAAGTCCCCCAGATAATCATAAACTTTGCGGGGGCGATAAACGACAATGCGCCGAAACTGCTTAACGGCGGCGTGAAGATGCTCGGAATGATTCTCATGGGAATTATTAATAGCATTCCGACACTGGTTGCCAACATCCCGAAGATTTTCGAAGCAATCTTTGCGGTATGGCAGGCTCTTAACTGGATCAACCTCGGCAAGAACGTCATCGAGTTTATCAAGAACGGAATCGAGCAGTTAACGACCAATATCCCGCAAGCCTTGAAGGACATAGGAAACAAAGGTATTGAGTGGTTCAAAAGCGTTGACTGGGCGGGAGTTGGTAAGAAGGCTATCCAATTCATCGAAACGGCAATCCGTGGAGTTGCATCGCTTGTCCCGCAGGCACTGCTAAAGATTGGTCAGGATGCTTGGCACGCATTCGGGGAGATTGACTGGTATGACCTCGGCTCAAACATTATACAAGGCATCGTAAACGGATTAAGAGCGGGCGTTGACTGGATTACCAGTGCGGCGAGGGATGTTGCGCAGAAGGCAAAGGATGCGGCGAAGAATCTTCTCGGCATCGAGTCGCCGTCCAAGGTCTTCAGAGATGAAGTCGGTAAGATGATTGATAAAGGCTTGGCGATTGGTATTGACCGCAACGCAGTGGACGTTATCGAATCCGCGGAAAATCTCTCCAAAAGTCTCTTGAAACCGTTCGAAGGTCTTGAAGCACCGACACTCAATGTTGTTAAAACAGAAGACACACCCACGGGATCATATCAATCAAATATTGCGTCGATAATTTCGGAAGCGATGCAGTCAAGTAATGAAATGATGTCTGACAGAATCTATGAAGCGTTCATGGCGGTTATTGAGGACGGCGGTTTCGGCATAATCCTAGATGGGCGAGAGATCGGAAGAGTCGCGCGAGAGAAAGGTGTGGTGATGGCATGATACCAGTGACTTACATATCGTCCGCGGGCAACACATACCAACTCAACACAAAGGACGGGGTTCTGCATAAGCGTTTGCCATATAGATCGTGGAATTGGAAAGTGCGTGGAACGGATCTGGAACAAGGTACGCGAGTATCCGGATTCACAAGATCGGCGGCTCAGTACAAATCAGAGTTGTTGTTCTTTGGCACGAAGGAAGAGCAGGAAGAACTTATCAATGACCTGCATGATGATTTCGAGGGTGATCTCAGAAGGGTGCAGACGGGAAAAATCATCGTTGAAGACCAGTATATTGACTGCTATATCACGGCGGTTGACGCCAGATACAAGGACGGATGCACGACTGACAGTATTCAGATTTATGCGCCCTATCCATTCTGGAGGCAGGAGCAGGTAATCAACCTCAGCCCATCCGCAGAGCAGACAAGCGGTTTTTTGGATTTCCCATTTGACTTTCCCTTTGACTTTACTGCTCCCACATCGGGGAGAAGGATTGTACACTCTGATTTTCCGTTTGAATCTGAGTACAAAATGGTCATCTATGGTCTTGCGGTCAATCCCCGTATAGTGGTCAATGACTACGCTTATGTCCTGTATGCCACTATTCCAGAAGGGGCTTATGTGGTCATAGACTCGAGGGCAAAAACCATAATGATGTATAACTCCAATGGAACGCAAACGGATTTGTTTAACTTCCGAAACAAGACCAACTCAATATTCCGCAAAATCCCCGCAGGGAATCTGGACATATCGTGGGATGCCTCTTATGGCGTTGACCTTACGATCTACAGGGAGCGTTCTGAACCGAAAGGAGCATTGGCATGAATGACATTATCGTAGCCAAACCGAACGGTGAAGAATTGAGGGCAGTCCTTTATACGGAATACGATTTTGAGACGGGAGACGATAAGGCAAGTACATTCTTAGTAACCTGTCTCGCAAACGAGTGGCAGTCTATGCCAGACGATGGAAGACTTTATATTCCAGATACGGAATATGGTGGTCTTTATAAAAAAACCGATGTTGTCAGCAAATACGGCACGGTGGCGGCGGGCGGGTACACATGGCGAGGACATATGCACAGAAAGGTCATTGAGCCGCCTACTGGACAAGATTATGCCACTGATTCCGGGGAACTCAACGCAATCATTAAAAGACGTGTAGAAGCCGCTTTCCCCGTCCTTATGACAGGATCAAGCGAAACAACGGATGTAACAATATCTTATCAGCACAAGCGTTACTGCACTCTATACGACGGAATAAAGGAAATGCTTGCGTCTGTGGGATACAGGATGAGAATCCGGTATGACCAGGAACTGGCAAAGGTGATCGTCGATGCCGTCCCTCGTGTGGACTATTCGGATGAGATTGAGTACTCATCCGATATGAATGCCGACTACAGGATGACCCTTGACCGCATGGGCATAAATCATCTGATTTGCTTAGGCAATGGAGAGTTGAAAGACCGTATAGTCGTCCATTTGTACGTCGATAGCCTAGGCAGAATCTCCACTCGTCAGTACTATTTTGGCGAGGATGAGATTGTCGGGGTATACGACTACAAAGGCGCATCGAGAGAAGAACTCATAAAGTCGGGGACGGAACAACTGCAAAGGGACATTAACAGAAGTAAGTTCTCGATAGACATCGATAGCCGAAAGGAAGTGGCTATTGGTGACATCGTAGGGTCAAGGGACTACACGACAGGCTATACCGTCAAAGCACCCATCACCAAGAAGGTTGTCAAGTGCAGAGACGGGAAAGAAACGGTCGAGTACAAGTTGTCAGAGGAAGTAACCGTGGAGCAGACATCATCGCTCTTATCGGTAGCAAGGAGTGATACATGAACATCTTAACTGGTTATCGTGCTGAGCCGCATTATAGCGGTCAGCAGATGAGGGACGAAAACATCTCTGTATATGGGTCTGGAGTACGCATCCTCAAGGTCGGGTCGCAGATGGCGGCGACCGTCGTATCTGCAAACGAAATCGAAATTGCGGATGGACTGGTAGTAGCTGAGGGATGCACGGCAGAGATCGCAAGAGGCACTACGGAATCGATCACCGTTGAAAACGGCGAACAGGGTATGATGAGGAAAGACCTGATTGTCCTGCGCTATACAAAGGATGTGTCTACCAATATCGAGGATATGCAGTTACACATCATAAAAGGCACATCGGCTTCTGCAAATCCCGTTCTGCCCGCATACACATCGGGATCGATTGCTGACGGTGACACGCTCGTAGAATTTCCACTGTACGAAGTAAATATAGATGGAATCACGATTCAGTCAGTTATCCCGCTTGCAACCGTTTCAAATACGGTTGTCGGTACAATTGACGATGCAGTGACCAGAGTTACCGCAGAAGAAACAAAGAATGCGGGAATCGTGCGGACTTACACATTCTCAGTAGCGGCGGGAGGATACGATTTCAAGAAATTTCCTGCCTCAACCATCATGTTGATTGTTAACTCTGCTTACCCGAGCGCCGACATGAAAGGCATTTATTTGATTGGAGTTGCCGGAAACGGCAGAATTGGAATCAAGCCAATTAGTGCGGCGTCAAAAGTAACTGTGCAGGAGTCAAAAAGCGGGAATGAATATTTGATTGGCGTTCATAACGGCGGTAACGCATATATCAGAACGACCTACATTGTGACATATCAGCTTTAAATGGAAGGGAGGTAGAACATGGCATTAGA